TTTGGTACCTTTTTCACCGGAAAGGACCCGTAAAGTGATAATGATTATCATCTACATATCACAACGTGCGTGGAGGCCATCAAACCACGTCAAATAATCAATTATGACGCAGGTATCGTATTAATTGATCTGCATCAACTTAACGTAAAAACAACTTCAGACAATACAAATCAGCGACACTGAATACGGGGCAACCTCATGTCAACGAAGAACAGAACCCGCAGAACAACAACCCGCAACATCCGCTTTCCTAACCAAATGATTGAACAAATTAACATCGCTCTTGAGCAAAAAGGGTCCGGGAATTTTCTCAGCCTGGGTCATTGAAGCCTGCGTCGGAGACTAACGTCAAGTCCGGGAATTTCTCAGCCTGGGTCATTGAAGCCTGCCGTTCGGAGACTAACACTGAGACAAGAGAGCATATACATCAATTAAAAGTGATGAAGAATGAACATCCCGCGTTCTTCCCTCCGAACAGGACGATATTGTAAATTCACTTAATTACGAGGGCATTGCAGTAATTGAGTTGCAGTTTTACCACTTTCCTGACAGTGACAGACTGCGTGTTGGCTCTGTCACAGACTAAATAGTTTGAATGATTAGCAGTTATGGTGATCAGTCAACCACCAGGGAATAATCCTTCATATTATTATCGTGCTTCACCAACGCTGCCTCAATTGCTCTGAATGCTTCCAGAGACACCTTATGTTCTATACATGCAATTACAACATCAGGGTAACTCATAGAAATGGTGCTATTAAGCATATTTTTTACACGAATCAGATCCACGGAGGGATCATCAGCAGATTGTTCTTTATTCATTTTGTCGCTCCATGCGCTTGCTCTTCATCTAGCGGTTAAAATATTACTTCAAATCTTTCTGTATGAAGATTTGAGCACGTTGGCCTTACATACATCTGTCGGTTGTATTTCCCTCCAGAATGCCAGCAGGACCGCACTTTGTTACGCAACCAATACTATTAAGTGAAAACATTCCTAATATTTGACATAAATCATCAACAAAACACAAGGAGGTCAGACCAGATTGAAACGATAAAAACGATAATGCAAACTACGCGCCCTCGTATCACATGGAAGGTTTTACCAATGGCTCAGGTTGCCATTTTTAAAGAAATATTCGATCAAGTGCGAAAAGATTTAGACTGTGAATTGTTTTATTCTGAACTAAAACGTCACAACGTCTCACATTATATTTACTATCTAGCCACAGATAATATTCACATCGTGTTAGAAAACGATAACACCGTGTTAATAAAAGGACTTAAAAAGGTTGTAAATGTTAAATTCTCAAGAAACACGCATCTTATAGAAACGTCCTATGATAGGTTGAAATCAAGAGAAATCACATTTCAGCAATACAGGGAAAATCTTGCTAAAGCAGGAGTTTTCCGATGGGTTACAAATATCCATGAACATAAAAGATATTACTATACCTTTGATAATTCATTACTATTTACTGAGAGCATTCAGAACACTACACAAATCTTTCCACGCTAAATCATAACGTCCGGTTTCTTCCGTGTCAGCACCGGGGCGTTGGCATAATGCAATACGTGTACGCGCTAAACCCTGTGTGCATCGTTTTAATTATTCCCGGACACTCCCGCAGAGAAGTTCCCCGTCAGGGCTGTGGACATAGTTAATCCGGGAATACAATGACGATTCATCGCACCTGACATACATTAATAAATATTAACAATATGAAATTTCAACTCATTGTTTAGGGTTTGTTTAATTTTCTACACATACGATTCTGCGAACTTCAAAAAGCATCGGGAATAACACCATGAAAAAAATGCTACTCGCTACTGCGCTGGCCCTGCTTATTACAGGATGTGCTCAACAGACGTTTACTGTTCAAAACAAACCGGCAGCAGTAGCACCAAAGGAAACCATCACCCATCATTTCTTCGTTTCTGGAATTGGGCAGAAGAAAACTGTCGATGCAGCCAAAATTTGTGGCGGCGCAGAAAATGTTGTTAAAACAGAAACCCAGCAAACATTCGTAAATGGATTGCTCGGTTTTATTACTTTAGGCATTTATACTCCGCTGGAAGCGCGTGTGTATTGCTCACAATAATTGCATGAGTTGCCCATCGATATGGGCAACTCTATCTGCACTGCTCATTAATATACTTCTGGGTTCCTTCCAGTTGTTTTTGCATAGTGATCAGCCTCTCTCTGAGGGTGAAATAATCCCGTTCAGCGGTGTCTGCCAGTCGGGGGAGGCTGCATTATCCACGCCGGAGGCGGTGGTGGCTTCACGCACTGACTGACAGACTGCTTTGATGTGCAACCGACGACGACCAGCGGCAACATCATCACGCAGAGCATCATTTTCAGCTTTAGCATCAGCTAACTCCTTCGTGTATTTTGCATCGAGCGCAGCAACATCACGCTGACGCATCTGCATGTCAGTAATTGCCGCGTTCGCCAGCTTCAGTTCTCTGGCATTTTTGTCGCGCTGGGCTTTGTAGGTAATGGCGTTATCACGGTAATGATTAACAGCCCATGACAGGCAGACGATGATGCAGATAACCAGAGCGGAGATAATCGCGGTGACTCTGCTCATACATCAATCTCTCTGACCGTTCCGCCCGCTTCTTTGAATTTTGCAATCAGGCTGTCAGCCTTATGCTCGAACTGACCATAACCAGCGCCCGGCAGTGAAGCCCAGATATTGCTGCAACGGTCGATTGCCTGACGGATATCACCACGATCAATCATAGGTAAAGCGCCACGCTCCTTAATCTGCTGCAATGCCACAGCGTCCTGACTTTTCGGAGAGAAGTCTTTCAGGCCAAGCTGCTTGCGGTAGGCATCCCACCAACGGGAAAGAAGCTGGTAGCGTCCGGCGCCTGTTGATTTGAGTTTTGGGTTTAGCGTGACAAGTTTGCGAGGGTGATCGGAGTAATCAGTAAATAGCTCTCCGCCTACAATGACGTCATAACCATGATTTCTGGTTTTCTGACGTCCGTTATCAGTTCCCTCCGACCACGCCAGCATATCGAGGAACGCCTTACGTTGATTATTGATTTCTACCATCTTCTACTCCGGCTTTTTTAGCAGCGAAGCGTTTGATAAGCGAACCAATCGAGTCAGTACCGATGTAGCCGATAAACACGCTCGTTATATAAGCGAGATTGCTACTTAGTCCGGCGAAGTCGAGAAGGTCACGAATGAACTAGGCGATAATGGCGCACATCGTTGCGTCGATTACTGTTTTTGTAAACGCACCGCCATTATATCTGCCGCGAAGGTACGCCATTGCAAACGCAAGGATTGCCCCGATGCCTTGTTCCTTTGCCGCGAGAATGGCGGCCAACAGGTCATGTTTTTCTGGCATCTTCATGTCTTACCCCCAATAAGGGGATTTGCTCTATTTAATTAGGAATAAGGTCGATTACTGATAGAACAAATCCAGGCTACTGTGTTTAGTAATCAGATTTGTTCGTGACCGATATGCACGGGCAAAACGGCAGGAGGTTGTTAGCGCAAAAAAAAAATTCCAAAAAAAAAATTCCAAAAAAAAAAGCGACTAAGAACGTCATTCCCGCCTAAAGGAAGCTCGTAAATGTAATTGTCGGCTTGTAAGCCATAAACCTTTTTGTCAATGGCCCAATACTGAATGCCGATGTTGATCAGGTTCGACAACACATAAAACAGACTGCGCTTGGCAGACTGAATCTGCTCATCAGTAAGCTCTTCGGCAAGTTTCCCGGCCCGCCTCGCTCCGCTGTCAATCAAATCTTGGACAGTAACAACGGTCGTCCCAACTGTGCCTGAATAAGCCATCTACCACCCCGGACAATTCCAACGCTTCATGGACGCTCTTGCTCGACTGCCACGTTCGCTTTTTTCTGCGACCGGCCCCATCCTCGCACAAAACGAATCCCTGCGCTTGCCGCCTTCAGGTTGTGGCGCTTTCAAATGCGATCGGTTTCACGGTTGTATTTGGCCCTGCCTTTAGCAGTAAGCCCTGCGCCCTGTTCAGCAGGCAACTTCTCTCCGCGACCTATTGCCAGCGAAACGCCACCCTTCGCATACTTTGCAGTCTTCGCAGATTCTTTGAAGGCTTCAGCAGTCGGCGCTCCGGGTGATCCGGGCTTTCGCATCTTTTCGCCAGAACCATGAGCAATTCGCTCTTGCTTGGCATGGATGTTTGCATACAACCCACCACCTGCCATCTTTTCAGGCAGCTTTCCGTATGCTTTCTTTTTGACGTTGGAGTGCGTGTATTCGGCTGCTTTGTCCTGCGTCATCCCAAATTTTTTGGCAACGCTTGGATCATGCTCAATAGCTTTCATTAACCGAAACTGAGCTTTTGATTTGGCGGGCATCATGTCATCCTAAATATGCAAGCGATCGCTGACGGAATTGCAGGAAACGCCGGAGAGCCATTTTCCGGCAACGCCTCAACAGTTACCGATGCATTCGTCGGAACCCAATAAATTTGAATTTGATCGTTTTTAACCGCAAAAAATTGTGACAGCCGCACTTGTTGGCAGGGTCACATGAATGTTTGCGCTGAAGCGAATGCCGTTACCCGGAATCAGTGTTGAAATCGGCGTCAATGGTGCGGCAGGAATGTTAATTTTCAACAATACATCGCCGGATGCGCTACCGTCTCGGAAAATAACCTCGCCAGCCGTTCCACCGGGGGCGAGTTGATACCCGGCTAAATTCGTCGCGCCAGCGTAAATTGTTCCAGTCGCATCAGCGTGTGCCGAAAATACATTCGTCAATGTTGACATTTATGTCTCCAATTAAAAGCGGGGGCCGAAGCCCCCACTTTGTCAGCACTTTACCGAACCGCCGCGCTTCTTCCCGGGGCTAACCGTAACCGATTCTTTCAGTCCGGGTCACAGCTTCGCCAGTGTTCTTGGCATCGCTGGACTAAACAAACTCTTCACCCCTTGATAAATTCTTTTGGGAAGATTGATAACCGCTTCACGGTCGGCAATGTTCTCCGCAGTCATGTCCTTGTAGAACTGATCATACGGATCACCACCCTTCTTCATCTTCATGTCACTATATTTGCTGTATTTCTCGTTTGTGTCAGCTTTGGCAGCTTTTACATTCGAGGCATTTTCAGCTTCATAGTTTCTTTGAAGTTTGCGCTCGGCAGGGGTCATGACTTCCCCACCTTTTTGAACGTCCCCGACAACCGGCTAATACTCACCGGAGCCGAAGGCGTCTTGCGGCCTTGAGGCATTGCTACGGGGCGACCGCTGTCAACTTTTCCCCCGTAGCAAAAGCTTTTTTTGTGGCACCACCTTTTTTGTAGCCACCACCATTAGCTTTTGCCACGCCACCAGTAGCATAACCACCGTCATTGCCAAGCTTCACACCACCAGTCTTGGCAGGGCTGTGGTCAGGCTTGGCAGTAACCATCTTCGTCTCACCCTTCTCAGACTTGATGATGCCACCAGACTTGTAACCACCTTGACCATTGACTACACCACCAGTAGCCAGACCCTTATGGGCCTTACTGGCCGGCTTGCCCTCATCGGATTTGAGTTCTTTCTCAATCTTGCCCATTTTGGACATCTCGGCTTTATGCTCGGCTTTCGATTCGCCGCCTTCAGCCTTGCCGCCTTTCTTCATCATCGCAGCAGCGCGACCAATAGGGCAGCAGGAGCGCCTGCACCCATAGCCATCATTGCGCGACGACGAGCGGCCATCGAGGGTTTCATCGGCACGAGCGGCATCATCCCGCCACGAGCAGGCGCAGCAGGCATAGCCGCTTCGTCAGGCCCGGGAAGTCCACCAATTGCCATCTTCTTAACGTGCCCGCCTTTTTTGAGCTTAAGCTCTACAGACGGTTCCGTGGTCATCATTTTGACCATCGGCTTAAACTGACCCATTTTCAACTCCTTCGGTTTCTGGCATATCGAGCCTGAGAAGCAGCGCCTTCATTACATCAATTGCCGCCTGAGAAGCCACCGCAACATCAGTCAGCATGGTTGCGCTGAGTTTCCATCTTGGCAATCTCTGCTTTCAGGAATTCGCCGGTAATCTGCATCAGAGGCGCTCGCGCATGATGTAGTAAGGCGTACCAGTCGAATCGACAATCTTGATCGACTTAGTATGCGTACCCGCTACAACGCCTTGCACCATCGCAGTCGGGACATTCATCAGGTTCGCAACCGTACCCGTACCGCTGTTCGTGAAACGGATAAACGAAGCATTCGTCCAAGTGCCACCAGACGCAAAATCCGGAATCAACTTGCAGCGAGGCGATCGTGCCGCCCGGATTCGTCGATGTACCACCAAGGGTTACACGCAGCGCATTGCCAGCACCCGAAATCGTTCCCGATCCATTGATCGACAACGAAATATGAGCGCCGTTAATCGTGCCGCCAGCAGCAGCACCCGCGCCAGTCACCACCGAATACGCACGAAGCGTCTCGCCGGAACCAGTGCTGGTAAAGGTCAGTTTGGAATAGTTAAGACGGGTATCGCCCGTCGCAGCAGAAGTCGTACCGTAAGAACTCGAAATGTTCTGCGCGGTAGTGACCGAAATAGGATCGGTCGAAGTTCCACCAATAAAGCCGTTGAGCGACTTTACCGGCCCGGAAAAAGTAGTCTGAGCCATTTTATTACCTCATGCACGAGTCGCCTGTCCGTCTGTGCATCGTTCGCTAGGCCGATCTGACAGGCTCAATGTCCTGTAAAATCCCCCGGTCAGTTTCCCAACCGAGGGGCTTACTGCTTTAGACCCGGGAGTGCCGTAAACGGCACGAGGATCAGTGAAGCCAACGTCGTAACGCTCGGTCGCCTTATAACGCATGGAGTCGGTTTCAAAATCACCTTCCATCGTTTTCTCAAGCTTCCGACGCATCATCAGCTTCATGCCTTCGGGGGCATCGGTCTGAACCCACCAAGCGGTCGAAGAAGTCAGACGCGAAAGAACCGCCGCACCTTCATCAAGCAGACCGATAGACTTGATCGGGTTGATGTCGTTGTCAGCAGTGCCAGAACGCAGCACAGACTTCAACAGAATTTCCGCTTGGAAGACGTTGCCCGGAGCAACAATCAACTGACGGGGAACCAGACGAATCTTCTTGCCGTTGTTATCCACAGCCTGACGGATTTGGATAAGCATCTGCTCGAGCGAAGTCTGCGAAAGAACCGCAGCCGTCGTCAGAAGATTGCTGAAAGTGCCGTTCACAATCGGGTGAGCGTTGCTGTTAAGAGCAACACCGTCGCCGCCGGGATACGAGCCGTTGAACGCCACATTCAGCACGTTCGCAGCAAGCGTCTCCTTCGTCTCAATCAGCGACTGAGCAAGGTGACGAGCGTAAACCTGACCAATACGGATGTGGTCGCCGTCCTCAACAAGCACTTTCGTCAGAGCAAAGGCCAGGCCATAGACCTTGTAGACGTAACGCTTGAGGAAGAGCACACCGCCCTGCTGATAGGTCACCGGGGTGCCATCAGGAAGCTGCGGAGCCGCGCCAAAACCGTACAGGACGGGTTCTTCGTGGTAGTTGCGGGGGATACCTTGCTGCTCGCGGAAAACACGCGACCATTCATCGGTACGTTGATCGTAAACACCATCGAAACATTCATTCAGAATAGGTTCAACGATGGAACGAAAGTCGGTACTACGCATCGGGGCTGCCATGTCTTAGCCCTCCTTTACACTGCAACCGGCGTGTAATTCGTGCCGGAGACACGAATCTGACCGTATTGATGTTGAGCAATCGTCGCACGAACGATCACATAGTCGTCGCCCCAATTGTTATCGGGGTACGGGGCAATGTCGATGATTTCGCATCTGCGCTTCACCGTTTGCGCCAACCAGCGTCGTCGAAAGACGCGCTTGCGACAGACCCGTAGTGGTCGAACCGGCAGTCGTATCCGTCAGATCGGCTTCATCGCCAACCGACGTTTGCGCCAGCGTACCGTTTGACTGAATTTCATAAACAATGTTGGGGTCGCTGTAGAAGTACGCCACCACCGAACCAGTCTGGAACGATTCGTTCGCAGGCCAATAGTTCGACACGCGACGCCGACCAGTCGAATCCGTCCACTCAACGCCCGCAAAGGCACCGAGAAACGCATCGCCAGCAGCGGCAACAACAATATAACCACCCGTATCCATCTTGACCGGCTGGCCCTTCAGGATGGTCGTGGCATAACCAGCCGACACATTCCCGCTAGTGGATACTGCTTGAATTCCGTTTGCCAACGCCTGAGCGCGATCCAGACCAGAAGGATGGAACGCAGGACGCAGGCCGAACGGAGCATTAGTCGCAGACATAATGAACTCCTTGAGATTACCCGGAAAATACCGGAGTTTTCACGTTTCGGTCTAAATCGCCAAATCCTTCGCCTTCGACTCGGCCCAAGCTTTTGCCTGAACTGTCTCGCGCACCCTGAAGATTCTCCAACTGAACCCTGATTTTGTCAGTCTCAGCCATCGGAGCTTCATGGTGCATATGCAACATTGCATCCTGATAAATTTCCATCGGAAGCTTATAAAGAAGCAATTCATTGCAAGCGATAAAACCAGTATGTTCTCCAGCCTTTACGCGATAATTTTCAAACCCGGGCAGTTCTTCCGCTTTAACGGGAACATAACCAAGCCGAATTCGCTTGTCGATGCTGTCGTAGCTATTGGTCGTCGATAACCAGCAAAGGTGCCACCCGGGAATATCCGGGGTCTTTGGCAGCGCACTTTGTGTCCACTCATCGCTCCACATCTTCCGACGTTCCTGCGCTGACATGAACGAGTTCTCAACAGCAGTACGGCTGGCGTCCTCGCTTGAACGAGTTTCGCGTCCACCGGCACTGAGAGACTTTTTAAGACGAGAATCCATAATTAACCCCTATTTTGTTGGCGAGCTTCTTGAGCGTAACGCTTGATCATTCGATTACGCATTTCTGGGTCATCCCAGAAACCCGCATCCTTCATGGCCCTTACTTGTTCCGGCTGTAAGACGAAAGTATTTCTACCTCCACCACCGTAACTTTCACGCGCAGAGCTTGTTACAACGCTTCGGGGTTTTCTCCTTTGATTCTCGACTTGATTATCATTATAACGATGCGATAATCTTTTCTGCAAGCGATTGTCAAGCTCTTCCCAATACTCTTCAGTAGAGGGATTCCAGCCTTCTTTAATCAATCGCTGATCAATTAACTTCGCAATCTGGCTATCCTCGTCGTCCCCATTCGGGTCGTACCAAGAATTGTTTTCCATCCAATCATTAGCCAGACGCTTCAATCGCGGGTCAACCGTTTGGTTTTCCTGAGTCATACTCCGGGCAGCTTCAGTCTTGACGCCCTTCATCGCCTCAACTTTGCGCCGCGACTCATACCAAGACTCCTGAGCTTTTGCGAACGCAGCACCGTCAGAATTGTTCGTCGCCTCTCTCATTTTGGCGGCATGGTAGTTGCTGACGTAATTCCTCTTCCTCAATGGCTTTATCTAACCTAGCCAGATCAGAACTGTGCGTCTTTTGCTCAATGACCGCGAGACGTTCCATTAGCTCCTGATTCTGACGCTGCAAGAGCGTGAGCCGCTGGTCTTTCTCTTCGTTGGTCTTCTTGATGTATTCCTTCTTGGCTCTACGTCTAGCCCGACGAGCCGCCCTGACCGCTTCTGTATCGTCAGGATGATCATCATCGCCGTCTTCGACTTCGCCGCCCTCTGCCTTGTTTACTACAGGCTCATCACCTTCAGGCAGTTCGACAGTTACCGAACCATCAGTTTCTTCAGTAACTTCGATTTTCTCTTCTACATTTTTCCGTACTCATACGAATGCCCTCATAACCAACGGATCACCCGTCACTTTTGCAATGATTTCGTGGTCGTTGAGAATCATAAATAATGCGGGGTCTTCTCAAGACATCCTCACCGGAACAGGACTTCCCAACGATCCCCGCCCCACTTGGGAACGCGAATATAGTCACCGGAAACGCACCAAGAACCTTCGGGCCATGCCTGCATGGTGTCTCGATGTTTGAATGCCAGAGGGCCAATTTCAATGACCTTGGCAACCATGTTGTTCCACTTCTCGGTTTCTTTAGTTTCCTCGACAAGAATGATTCCTGCACTCGTTGTCTTCTTCTTGGTGCGACGCAGTTGAACAAGGATTCGTCCACCAAGGGGTTTTGCACCGGGGTCTACGCTCGGGAATGCCCAAGCAATTGCAGCTTCGCTAGAAGCCATGACCGGCTCATTCATTTTCATCAGGTTCTTCCATTTAAGTTATTAAGAATATCCAGAGCTTCCTGCAAGCCTGAATAATGTCCAACCATGCGCTGATAAATCTCCCAGTTCGCCGCATTTCCCGCAGCAAGGGACACAGATATTTCCATCTGTCTAGATTTCAATCGCGCCGATCAGATCGCCTATCGTCTTCATTTATTTTCTTTTTGTCAGGCAAAGCTCCTTCTGTCATTTGACTGCTGCCCTTGGGTTGCATCGACTGCCCATCCAGCTTTTCGCCCATCGCAATGCGCTTGTGCTGCGGAACATTGATGCTCTTTTGCTCTTGATCACTCGTTGCCATCATTGACCTCCAGTAATGTCATAAACAGTTTTGTCTTGATCCAACCTCAACCTAGCCGCACTCTCGAGACAATCGAGCAGTTTCAATTCGCTCTTTCATCTGATTATCGCCAGTTGCAATAGCAAGTTTAAGCTGAAGTTCTTCCATTGCCAATTGCATTTGGTCTGCCTGCTTCTTCAATGCAAGTTGAGTGTCAGTTTGCATTTGCTGACCCTTCAATTGCATCTCAGCCTGATCCCGGGCCTGCCCTGCGCTGGGTTTCAGCCATGCTGGTCTGCAATAGAACCTGACCATCAGGCGACAATTCCGGCTTCGGCTTGAATTGTTGCGCTGCCTGCGTCATCTGCTGAATAACCGGCAAGATTCCAGACAGGGTTTCCTCGCTGTCCATCAGAACAAGCTGGCTTGCAGCGCCATATAGTTTGTCCAGCATCTTCGGATCGTGCAGCATACTCGTAATCCTCCGGCTTTTTGCCCAAGGATTTATGCACATACCCGTTCATCCGGTTCAAGTACCAAAGCGCCAGATGCTGCTTGATATGCTCCATCGCTTTCGGCAGAAAACTCGGGGCAACCAAAGGATTCCCACCGAATACAGGGTCTTTAGCGTAGTCCAGATGCGCCTGAATGTGTCCAAGGTGGTCCTGCTCGGGATAAGCAAACGCCGCCTGCCCGACAGTCATCGCCACGTTCTCGTTTGCAGCATCCCGCTTCTCAGGCGCAGGCACATCAATCATCAGTTCGTTGACGCCCGGGACTTTGATCTGCTTCAGGAACCGCATAATCACTGCTCTGCGATTAAACAGGTCAGGATTGTCTTTCATGATAGCCATGACCGCTTGGGTCTGCGCCATCCGTTGCGTTTCCGAGAAAATATGCGGGTCGCTGATCGGAATAACGTCAGTCGTTCGCATGAAATCTTCGCGGGTAACGTCTAAATCCTTGACGATGTCGCCCTGCTTCATATCATCCAGATACCAGCGGTTGATTCGGCTCAGAATCTTCAGAACACGCTCTTGACTGGCGTGTAAGCGAGCATGAATCGCAGGAAAATACCGCTGCACCCTGCTCAATCAACGCCTGAGTCGTGCCAACCGGGGTGTTGCTGTTGACATCAGCGATCTTTTCTTCGGCTGTCGTCACAACACCCTTTGCGGCATTGGTCAACCAGCCCAATAAGCTGAAACAAAGTGTCGCTCGGAGGGTTGAAGGGCATGGGCATTGCCAATTTCCTGACGTCATCCACGCCCGGAGCCGCCTCAATCTCCGCAACTTGCGTCACTTCGACCTGCTGAGACTGACCCGATACCTTGGCTCCCTTGAGCTTTCAGGAGCGTTGCAGCGTTGTTGATGTGGGCAGAGTCCAGCAACGCCCTCAGAGCGCCTGTCAAGGGCCGCAGAAAGCCCTCCAATCAGGTGCGGGAAGCCAATCGCATACGCTCCACGCCACGGAATGAACTTGAACTCAACAATCCAGTCTAGTTTGGTGCGAGATTCGTCGCCTTCTTCCCAATTTCGGTACAGACCGACAACTTCCGGTGTCCGTCTCGTCGATCATCAGGATGTACGGGGCGCTTTCTCCCTTGGTATACGGGTCGTCATCAAGTTCCAGATCATACATAAACGTGATAAACCCGACGAATACCATCCTCGTTGTCATTGTATGTTCCGTCCTTCGATCTTGTCCGTTGCCTGTTGAGGCTTCGTTTGCTCCGGGATCTTTCGTGGCTCTTATATAACTGACATCCCGATACAAACCCGAATTGATTCGGCGCTTGAATTCGTAATCGGAAATGTCGTCAACCTCAGTAACTCGCAGGCGCTGTATAGAAACTTGCCAGCAGAAAACGGCAAAAGGATGTTGTCAATCGGCAAAAACTGAGCGCAGGGACGCTTTTGCTTGCTCGTCGTACCAGAGTTTCAGGAACTGACTGCCACCTAGCGGAAGTTGCGTGAACAATTGCTCTTGCTCATCCCTGAATTCTGGGATTTGCTCAGTCAATTGCCAGTTCATGAAGTCTTTTTTACGCTCGGCAACTGGCAGTTTTCTCTTCCGTCAACGTCACCCAAAATCTTCGTCCGGGTCGGGCCGTCAGGGAGGAAACAGTTCTTTTATGGCTCTGGCAGCAAAATCAATGCAGGCTTCAGCCATAACAGGGTGAACAACCTTGCTCGCGCCTATGGAAGTTCGCGCCCCCCGGGGCATCGTTGCCCATTCCAGTGCGCCGAATGCCGTCTTCGTACTGCTCATCACGCTTGGATCGGGCTTGCTTGTCTTTTTCTGCCAGTTCAATGTATTTCAACGCCAGCATCGACAAGTCTAGCGGGCTGAAATTGTCGTCGTCGGCAAGGTTCTGATAGAAGTCTTCGTCTTCCATCGGGCCTTTGCCCTCGTACCGGACGATTGCTGATCCGTCAGGAAGCTCTTCAATCTCTGATTCATCCAGATTAACTTCTGCTTCTACCGGCTCTTCTTGAGGAGCGCCCTTAACGCCCTCGAATGAATCGGTTGAACTCTGGATCAATCGGCATTTCGGTTGCCATAGTTATTTCCTTAATACGGATAAGCCGCTAACTTTGCCGCCTTTAGCTTTTGTAATATCTTTTTTTGTTGTGTCGTAAGTCCCGCGATTGCCTATCGCTGACTTTACTTTGTTTGGCTGAAACATAATTACTTCGTGAGATTGCCCGGTGCACGCGAGGGTCAGCAAAGATAATGCTATGCGTACCCTTCTTTGCGAAGTTCTTCAGCCCACTTTGGCGCAATCAGTTCAGGGAACTCTCGACTGCCACCAGCAAATACAGTTTGCGCCCAATCAATCATTGTGTTGGATCGTCAAGAATTAGTGGATTTTTTGCCTGAACATAAACCGGCATTACATTTGTGCCCTCTCGAAATTTTCCTGTCCCTGCGCTGATGTTGTGCATTGCAGGTTGATACTTGGGGTCAAATGAAGAACCACATTGCTGGCCCGCTTAACGTGGGGTCTTCTCCTCCGGGCAAAAACTCGCTGAAAGACTTTGGGGTAGCGTGATATAGCCGTTCTTTTATGCGACTTTGATCAAGCATTCTTCGCAAATTTTCTTCTTGTTCATGAGCAGGAAGAATTTTTTGCTCAGCGCTACCAAGCGCCCCTGCCGCCTTAGCAGCAGCTTTACTTAAAGCCTTGGAAACAATCTTGCCACCTTCAGCTTTTTCAAATTGCGCCGCCTTTTTTCTTGCCGGTCAACTTTCTAATTCTTTCTCGATATTGACCCCACTGATTTAGATACTGGTCGTCAACTATTTGATGCGGAAACACTTTTTGGATTGTGCCCGTAAAATCAGAAGGTCGTTTTGTTGACATGATGTGCGCTGATGCATCAGGAAATCCAACAACAAATGATGACAATACTTCTTGAGGCCCAATCGCTTCGCCTAAAATTCTATGGGTATAACTATCATGCGGAGAACCGGCAGCTTCCACTAATGCTCCCGGTTTTAGTTTGCCTGTCATCAGACCAGCAAGATTGATTTCTTTATTGCGAAATCTCTGGCTCCGTCATTGCCCATTGAATGTCTAATGCGTTAGGTAAATGTAAAGGTTGCGTAATAGCCGGAACTTTCATTCTGTTGTTAAAAAATTTTCTTAACTCAGGGTTGGCTTTCATAGCCAAAAACGCCCCTTCAGGATCAGCTCAATCCGGGCCAATTAGGAAATGTAATTTGTTCGCCAGTTTGGGGGTGTTTGTATCCGGCAGCAATAATATTGTCAAAAGTTTCAATATCTTTTCTGCTTACCTTAGACCAATCAATTGCTTCGCAAATTGGCATCAGCCAAGTGCATTTGCAAAATTATTTGACGTTGGCCCCATTGCCGTATGAATGCCAATTAACCTTTCAGGCTGATATAACTCATTCAATCTATCAGTTTTTGCTTGAACTCTTTTTGCAGGATCAACATTTGATTTCCAAAACTCCGGTTCTGGCAAATGTTTTTGACCTAAAGCGTACCTGCCTCCACCTTGCGACAAAGCTCCAATTGGAGTATCTCCAACAGACACTAAAATTTTATCTGAAATTGTTTGATCACCGGGGAATCCAACTAATATGTCACCATATCGAGGGGTGTAAATAATCTCGGGCGCAACCGTTCCTGTTTGCTCAACTGTGTATGGCAGCGCGTTCAATCTCTGACTTTCAGTAATTGATCTTCCTGCCAAATTTTTAGCAGTATTTGGTGCTCTAACATGATGACCAAGCATTTGTTCGGCAACGCGCTCTGCTTCGGCATCAATCACCGCAGATGGCAAATTAGCCCTTGGAAGTCGTAATGGAAGGGCTGTGTCGCCACTATGGGAAGTTAGTTCTGCAATCCTTGCAGCACGTTGCGCTGCGCTACCAGCAACCTTAGCCGCACCTTTGCCTAAACCACCGGCTTGCATCTTCACTTCGCCGCCTTTAGCAAACGGGCTTACAGGGGTTGGCCCATACATGATCGCGGTTCTTTGCTGCGGATTCATCAAGCCTTCATAGCCGTATTCTTTGATCATCCTCTCAACGTCAGTAAAAGCTTGCCCCGGGTCAGTTAATCCTTTGTTGTAGGGCGACGTATACGGAATCCTGTTGGCTTCAGCAGCCAGCGTTCTAAGCAACAGTGGATCGTCGCTGATGTCATACAACTGCGAGGATTTTGCCTTGTACCTATGTGGCCCTAATCCCGGCTCAGGACGAACGCTTCCCGGCTCGCCGGTGTAAAAGTATGTCCTGTCTTTCGACAGCGCCCTGAAAGCCTGCAAGCCTCTTGGCTTCTTCGCCTGCAATCCCTGTCCCATACATACTCGGGTTGGTTTGCGTCAGCGACGGGATATTGCTGAAGTGTGTTAATTCAGACTCTGCCGTCGTCCCGGGTTGCGGCTTAATTAGCGGCTGTATGTATTGCGGCATTCCACCGGAGTATTGATAGTCAACAAATTCAGGCGGCAGCAATAATGATTTTTGCGGGGCAAATTGAAAATCTTGGAATGCTTCAGCAATCTTTCCTTGAATTGCTTTTACATCATCAGTCTTTCCGGCCCTCTTAGCTTCATACGCTAATTCATTGAGCTTACTAATCCGCTTTTTTAATTCTGCATTCAGCGGTGTGTAATTTACAACGCTGTTTTGTCCTCGAGTTTCTGTAGTCATTGCAAGTCGCGCTAACGGAGAAACATTTTTCCGTGTGCAGCCCACGCAATTTCTTCACCCTTGGGGCCAAACTGATTTCCGTGAATGGCATGACCATAAAAGTCATGAACAGCGCGAAACATCTCGTTTGAATTTAATCCGGTTCTTGGGTCTATTACATTCAAGAACGGATGCGGTTCTCCACCTTGAAAGACATACAAGTGTTTGTTGCCATAAACATCGCGCAACATTTCACCGCTGTCTAAATAATTACCTTCTCCTTGCCTGTGAAACGACATACGAATTGGCAACGAATGAAATTGCTGCTCTGCTTCTTTGGCTAATTGCCGGTATGACGCTTCAACTAATTGATCGTAGTTTTTTGCGCCAGACTGCTCAATCATCTTTGGATAACGCTTGGCATAAGCGTCAAACACCGCTTTCTTGTAAGCAGGATCGTCTTCAGCGGCTAATTGAAACGTCCTCCCAATCGCGCTTTGTTTGGCAAGCGACGATTGCGGAATTTGCGGCAGATCGTATGGCCCACCTGCATATTGCCTTGCATATTGGTCAGCAGCCGAGCGAACAAAATTGCTCGGATCAGCCATCATTTGCCTGACCGCATCTCCCGATATTGATTGCGGAACATCGACTCCAGTTGCTCCTCCGACAACTTCGGTCGGCTCTTGTATTTGTTCTCGTATTCCGCGATAAAACTGTCCAGCCGTTTCAGGCGTTCTTGCTTGGACTCGGTAGAATGGCCCTTGCTGTGCTGTTTCATAGTCAATCGCCTTTGCTGTTGATCTTGCAGCAGTCCCTGCTGCTCTGGATGCTGTTTTGCTCAGAATCTTTGAACCACCACCTGAAAGCTTCACTTCGCCACCGCTTGCCATCTCGACATCGCCTTTGATGGCAGACTCAGGAATTGAAAATTCTTGCCAATCATCCGGGCCAAACTCTTGTCGAACACGATACCCGGGTACATACGGAGTACGCTTCGCTTTTCCAGTTTCCGGGTCTTTGATGACTCTTCCCATGCCCGGGCCAAATTCAGGATGATCTTCACGCATTACTGCGTTGCCAACCATTGTGCGATCCAAAATGGTGTACGGAGTCTGATTCTTTTTGGCACTGCTTTCAGTGAAGACTCTTTGCCCCTTGTCATACTTGAATGGGGTTGATTCCATCAGGTCTTGCATATCTGCCGCGCGTTGACGTATACGATCCCCCAGCGACGTATGGAAGTCTTGCAGCGTGGTCAAATCTTTAGCCGCAGCAATAGGAGCTTTCATCCCGGCAGATTCTGCGGCCTTAGCCGTTGCTTTAGCCGCTGCCTTGGCAACAGAACCGCCCCCTGCCATTTCAATCTGATTCGCAAAGCAGTAACGCACGATTGAAGGCGTCTTCCTCTGACATCCCGTTGGCAACTAGCTGACGAGTTATGTTGTCGGTGTTGCTGACAAGTCCACCGTCTGCGTGTTTTGCTTCGTCGCCTATGATGTTCCCATAAGCGTCATACTTTAGACGTTTGCCTTCAGGAACAATTGCGTTATGAAGCTCTTGAATCTGTTTGCCCGTCAACCAGTGATGATCAGGAACGTGCATTCCTGAAAGCTTCAATCTTGCGTTGCTCGGCATCATTGAAGACATCGGTATATCGACGAAGCCCTGCATTACGAACATCATTGATTTGCGACCAATTGCCACTGGTCACGAAATCTTGCACGAACGGCAGATAATCTTCTTTCGGAGCGCGGTTGCCTTTGCCTTTGATTTGAATGATTGATGGGGGCAACGAATTTGGCTTAAATTCTGCATCAAAAGATTTTTTTGCAAGATCAAGATACCAATCTTTAACCTCTTGAGAAGCGTTTCTCCAATCATTCAAATTATTTATTTTCGCCAGCCTCTAGCGCACTTCTTGCAGCATTTTCGTTTATCCATTCGTTTGCATCTACATCAACTTGTTTTTGCGGTTTGACTTCAATCGTTACATGAGGCTCACCTTTCAGAATCCCTCAACGAGAAGATTTGGCTTCGACCTTCAAGAACGTCCGGGCAATAGCTTCCAACGCAATGCCCCATTGCTTCGCCTTCGTACTTCAGCGCAGATTCAGTTTTCTTTGCGTCAGCCTTATCGTGAAGCTCTAGCCACTTGTAGCCTTCAGGATAAGCTTTGACAACAGGCAAGCCTTCTTGCTGCTGTAACGCCACCTTTGCTGCTGCTTTGGCTTTTTCTTGATCGTATTCAAAAGTTCGACGGACTGCTTGCTCCATCGACACTTTGCTCAATTGTTCTGGCCTGATCCTGCCGGTTTGAAGGTCTTCACGAAGAACATCAACGATGTGGTCGAAACCTAGTTCGCTAATATCAGCCGGTCGCGCTCGATATATTGGTTGAATTTGGGTCGAGCTTTTCCATCCAAGGATTAGCTGCTCTGACTTCTTTTGCTTTCAACAATTGGCGCACTTAGTTGAATAAGCTTCATCTGCCAAATTTTCCCAAGCTTTTGCTTCTCCAGATAATGCTACTCCAGATGAAGGATAATCCGGCATTGCACTTTTTCTTAATAATTCTAAATTTGGGCTAACCCATTGCCCTCTAATTATTGTGTTATCAGGCAAATGAGTTATCCCCTGCTCTGCAAGTTTCCTTACAGGGTCTTCAGGCGTCGCCATTTCCTTCTTGATGTAGTTGCCGAGGTTTCGGTTAATCCAATTGTTAATTGCCGATTCTTTTTGCAAATAAGGAATCGCCCGTTCCACTTGTGTTCTGGTTTCTTCAGACAATCTCTCCATAACTTCTGGAGGATAAACGCGCTTCATTTCCTCAAGTGCGGCAGAAGCGGTTTTGTTTTTCAGGTTGCTTCAGGCGACTTCTGTGCTTTCCGGCAACCAATTGCCATCCTTCGGCTTAATGACATTGCTGGTCGTTCCATGCGTTATGCCTTTAAGCATTTCAGCAGTTATCCCGCCACGCTCGATGCCAGCACGAACTACAGGCTCCATCGCTCGTTCTGCTGCCATGCCTGCTTGCTCAAAACCCTGAGCAGCTTTCCTAGCAGCACCTCGAGCCTGCGCTCCGACGCCTTAGTAATCCCAACGAACGGCTGAAGCTCAGGCAATGGCCCAACGTCAGGAATCGCCCCAGAACCTCAGCAGCGCCCTGTAGATGCCTTGCGCCCGCCTCAGTGCGAGGGATATACATATTGCGTTCCATCATTGCACCAGCAGGCTCCTGACGGATTGCCCCGCTAATAAATGACGGTGCCATGAGTCCTAGTGCTGACCCCAGACTAGCAGTGGCTTCAGCAGCGCCCAAGACGTTCTCTGGCAGCTTCTTGGCTTGCCTGAGTGTTCCCCTCAAGAAGTCCCCGATCTTTGCTCGCTGGCTTTGTAGATGCGCCATCGAGCCTTCGGGAAGGATGCTTTCTTCGGTCGGGATGTCGTTTTCCATCGCTGCCTCATTGAGCGTAGGGATTGCTGCGTCTGACCCTGCCGGTGTCTGCGTAATCGTCTTCGTCCCAATCTTCCGGCGAGGGAGGATCAATCTCAAGCCAGCCAGCGTCTCTCAAGAACCGCAGTGCTTGCGTGGCAGCATCGACGAAGTCGTCGTGCGTCGTGTCAGGGAAAGCGCAGATTTGACTGACGAACGGCTCTGCCCAATCTCTCACGAATCCCGTCCGTTGACTAGACTCAGGAATCCAGACCCTGCCTCGAGCAATAATATTAGACACGATATTGAGCCGCTGCATTTTGTCAGCCTTGCCGGGATTGTACGCCCGAACCGGAAGGTGCGCTCTCTGCAAGTCCTGAATCAAACTAATACCGGCTGATTTGTCCTCGACTAATATTAAATCGACCCGCTTCCGGTCTTTGCCCTCACCGAATACCGTCTCGTACTCGTCGATGACCTTCGGCCTCAAGATCAGGGTACTGAAGCCTGTCCTGCCAGCAGTCGATCACCATCACCGCTCATCGGGCCGTCTGTTGGCTTGAATACGCCAAAGGTTATACAGGCAGTCGGATCGTTGATCGTCTTTTCGGTATACGCGCAATCGTCAGCTTTGGACTATGTATTCAAAACTTCGGGAACGGCTTGTTGTTTGCCCAGAGCTTAAACATATCCCGCTTCACGATGCCCGATTCTTCCGGGTCTATAACTTCAGCGTAAATCTCCTGCCTGCCGAGTTTCGTTCCCTCGTACTGAAGAATCTGCTTCTGGAAACTGGGCGCAAGGTTGGCAAGGTTAGCGTGAGTCGAAGCTCTAGTAATAATTACGTCTTCGCCTTCTCGGGCTATCAGGTCGAGGATCAGGTCTTTCGGCTTCGGGGTTGTCGTCGCAATGATCCGGGTTCGTTTGCCCAGACGAACCCCAAACATAATCTGATCCCACGCCTCTTGAATGTAATCCCAAGCGGCAAGCTCATCCAGCCAAGCACCGTGGAATTGTGGCCCCCTGAAGCGTTCTGGCTCGCTGGCAGGGATGCCCTTGATCAGACTGCCGTTGATCAGCTTGAGTTCGTGAAATGCGCGGTTATAGTCTTCGATCAGACTTTCGGGGATAACTGACAGCAGGCCAGAGTCACCCTCGAAGCAAGTAGCCCGGACATCACTGGATGTCGGCGCTCCCACCAACCAGCGGGTTCCGGGTTCTGTCCATGCCCACCAACCAGTCTGTTCAGCAGCAGTGCGGGTCTTTCCGGCTCCCCTGCCTGCCAGCATCAACCAGATTGACCACCAATCGCCCGGGGGAAGAACTTGGTGCTTGTGCGCTCTCGTCAGCCAGTTAGCCCGCCAACCGAATGCAGCGCGGTCTTGGGGCTTGAGTAATGCAAACTTCTTAGCAGTCTCGGGGTCTTTCAGAATCGCAACGATGTCTGAATGATCACTCATCGACCTGTTTCCGAAGCTCTAAGTTCTGGAGGATAGCTTTGAAGGTTTCTCCGGCTTCGATGGTCTGATCAACCTTTAGCGGGTTCTCTGCGTCCCCTGCTAGTTGCACCCGATCACCGTAACGCTTGGGGTTCCATTTTGCCAGTAGCTTCAGGCCAATCTCAGCCTTGGCTTTCTGCCACTGGACATAACCGGAATCAACCCTGCCGCCACCTTCAGACAGGATTCGCTCAGGCTCCTGATTCATGTCCAACCAGATTTGCTCTGCTATTGCGTCTTGACCAACTTCTCGTGCTCGCGCGATTGCTGCGGAAAGACCGACGCCCCTACCAAAAGCCAAAGCTTCGTCATCCCTATACATCCAATCGTATACGGTTCGCCATTCTGGGAATCCGTCTTGTCTGCATATCTCGCGCAATGGAATACCTTCTGCCAACATTTGACACATATGCTGGGCGATCTCTGGGGTGTATTTGCTGGGTCTACCCGTTTTGCGGGCTTCTGGGGCGTTTTGGGGCGTTGATGCACCCTTACCCTCAACCGAGTGGTTTGCGCGGCTTGTAGCCCGTTTGCGGGGCTCGTTTTCAGTTGTTTCCGGCATGACCGTATTCCAGAACTGTAAGTAAGGTGCCAGATTACAACAAAGTTGCGGTTATAGAAAGATTGTTGGCGGCGCACCGGGGTCGGGGCTTACCGATTCCCTCCCGGCGCTTGGCAGTAGTACGGTACTCCGTCCATGCCCTGCCCCGCCAACATCCTCAATTGTATCAGAACGGAAGTTCCTCGTTCCTCTTCGATTGTGACGTTTAGCTGATTGCTTTCCATGATGTCATACAGTCGCTTGTTGATGCGAAAGGCTCTCCGGTGCATGGAAGTGTAGTGATTGATGATGTTGGGGCCGTCGTTTGCCATGAGTTCTAAGAGCTTCCTGCGGAACTGCCCCGGGTCGAAGTCTAGCCAAGCAGCGTATTCATTCAGCCCTGCAACACGATCATCGAAGAGGAACCGCATGGCAGTGTAGACGTTCGTTCGCATCCGGGTGTTGCCGTAGTAAGTGAACCCTTTCGTCTTGATGTCCTTTTTGTCGGGGGTGGCGCAGCCGTCTTGCACTGCCAGCAGGATCACTTGACTCAGCAGGGCTTTCTCGGGGCTTGCGGATTTCTCGTACATTTCGACGTTCAGCAGCATAAGTTCCTCAGATGAAAAAGATGATCAGACAGAAGACGATGAATCCTGCGAATGCAGCAAGCTCCCAGAGCCTTGCGAGCCGCTGGGAGCGTTGAACCCTCGCGTGAAGGGCTTCGATCTCTCGGGGAGTCATACGGTGTCTTTTGCGAGGCGCTCTGCAAGCTCGGCAATCATGTCGTGACGCATATCCTTGTCATTGCGGCCTTGCTGCATGGCGAACTCGGCTGCGTCGTCCTCGCTGATCCGATTCTTGATGATCAACTGCTCAAACTTCTTGAGGGCTTTGTCCATGAACTCGTGCTGGAGATGGTCGAGCATTTCGTCTGCGCTCATGTCGTCGAGCATCTGCTCGGCGTCATCCCACACGCGCTCGATTCTGCGTCTTGTTCGTCATACGCGATGTCGGCACTGTAGTCATGCTCGGAGCACTGTTCTGGTAGTAAAGTTTCATGTTAAATCCTTTCGCTTTCGGTTCGTTTCATCTACGGAATGGTTTCTCGAACGCTTGCTGCCACTCAATGGGAACATCGGAACTGGCGTTGGCAACACGCCGACACGATGCAACTTGTGCTTAAAGCTCGCCCAGCCTCCGACCCGCAGGGATCGGATGTAGGCCACTGTGGGTGCGATACGATGCTTGCTCATTTCGCTTTCCTTCGCTGTTGCCCTGCACGTTGGCATGGCTACTGAATCATAGCACGATGATTAGTGGTGTCAACGGGTCGCCGACTGAGGGGGAAACCGGTATCGTTCCATTTTTTACACAACCTGCATTTTGGGACGCTGGATGATCGTCTGCTCGACACCGGGCGCAGTAAAACGTATGCTCTTTGATGGTCGCTTTGACCGCCGACCGCGTCTCCCTGCGTGGCCCGGATCAGACTGCCCACGATAGCGACGCTGGACGTTACCCTCGGGCGTCCGGGCAATCGTCATCCATGTAACACCGTCGAGCTCTCCAGACGGCACCACGCGCTCGACGGGAAGCTCAAGCACCACCTCGCTCGCCCATGGCCCTGACAAACCCGCTGTAGGCGTTTTGAGCGCGTTTGGCTATCTCACCCTTAACGCACTCGATCTGGCGCTCTCGACGGGCTTCTGAAAAGGCGGCGCGAGAAGGTCGCCTGCCATACGATCCGAGAAGTTGCTGCCGTCGCCGGCGCAAAGCGTGGCAATCCTGCGCCAGCAACTCGGCGTTCTCGGCGCGGTAAGCGGCTCCCTTTGCCTGACGCTCTGCTGGCGTCCGCTCGTCTCTCTCTCTCTCTCTCTCTCTCTCTCTCTCTCTCTCTCTCTGCAAGCTCTCGGGCGGCGCGATTGGCGGCGCGAGTCTCGGCTGATTTGCTCAGCCGCGCCAGTTGCGCTTGCGTGAACAGGCGCTCTTTGCGCCAGCCCCGCACCCCACTGTTGCTGCAAGTCCAGCAATCGAAGCCCGTTCTGCTGTAGGGGCGACCGTTCTTGATGCCCATCAGCCAGACCCGCCGACCGTCGATCACATGGCAACGATCACAGGGCTTCGGCACCGTGATGTAAGGGCGACTATCCAGCCCCTCGATGTCGCCTGTCACTGCTTCTCCTGCGCGGGTGTAAGAGAGCTTCCATTTCGCTAGTTCCTTTCACTGATCCGGTCAGAAGTAGACCGTAAGCGAATCATAGCACAATGTTTGAGGGCGCAAGCCCCCCGTTCCGTTTTTTATCGTTTGATTTTCAAGCAGATCGCAATTCCGGCTTCTGCCTCGCTGCGCGTCAACAAGCCACGCCGAGTCGCTGCGTCGAATGCGGCACGAATCGTTGCTGGAAAGGTGGATGTGGGTGACCCCCCCATTCTGCAAATCTGATCCAATATCTTATCATCGGTCAGTTTCTTTACTGTATAACCGGCAGGAACTGTAAACGCTACGGGGGCGGGCATTTTTTGTTCTCCTCAGTTCGACAAGCTTGCAGCAGCAGCGTTGATGCTGGCAGCGTAGAAGCTGATGATGTTGGGCTTCGCCACGGACTTGCCGCTGACATGAAAAACCTCGAGGCGCGGTCGCCCGTAATGCCGGTCGGTAATACTTGCCAACGCGTTTTCGCACTGCTCGGTGATGTAGGTCATGATCGCTGTTCCTTTTGTTGTCCGGTCTAATCGTTGACCGTAGGCGCATCATAGCACGATGCTAGACCCCTGCAAGAAAAGTTTTTAAATCGCGTTCCGTTTTTCTATAGCTTCTATGGATGCCTTCTGTTGAGGGCTGCTTTCCTAAGCAGGCTCATCTCGTCATCCGTCTCTGACGTATCGGCTTGACCATACAGGGAGTCAAGCTCCCGTATCTGCTCCAGCAGGCGTTGAGCTTCCTCGTCAGTCACCGTTGTCCCGGTACTTCATGCTGCATCCCTTCAGCTTGTCTGAGATCAGCGTCTCGAGCGTGGCTTCGCTCCGAGGATGTCGGCATAGCTGATGCCTTGCGCCGACAGTTCACGCTTAACTGCTTCCCGACACCACCGTACCTTCCGGGCCTGCTCCGGGGTGACGCACCGGGGGTTCGCAAGCGAGTGAAACGCCTGACTACTTTCAGCACTTTGAGCAGACCCATGCATTGCCACTCCGGTTTGTTTTTTGAGCCACGCATCAAATCTTCGCCAGCAACTCGCGCCTTGTCTGTGTCATGATTTTTGTGTAGTCGCCAGTCATGATCGAACCAACTGTCGGTTCCAGTGTCCCCAGCAACGCGTTATCATCGATGTCATCCCTCCAGATCCTGATGCCACGGTATTCATACCAACCGCGATGACCAGAGGGGTGCTTTTTACTGAGTGCATGATTGTTCCTTTCGTTGACGGGGGCCGAAGCCCCCGGTTGATCACAGGTAGATTTTGACTTGTGTGACACAAGACCTTGACGTTCCAGCTTTAACCTTTGCCACAGTGTCAAAACCCTTGACGCCGCATCCAAGATCGTCTGAAAAGTCCCAACCCCTCGCCAACGTGACGATGATGCTGCTGCCGTGTTCGCGCTCATCGTCAATGTGAGAAATCCATCGACGGGTTTCGAGCAACTTATCCAGTGTCTTCATTTCGCTAGTTCCTTTCGTTGTTACGGTAAACTCGACCGTGACTCAATTATAGCACGATGATTGGGATCGCGAAATAAACTTTTTAATCGTTGTGCTTGCCCTGAGGTGGGGGCTATGCCCCCAATCCCTACTTAGCCTCGACCTTGAGGGTGAAGCGGGCGCTGGTCTTCGTATTCTCGGCAATCACGGTTGCCGGAATCGCCAGTTGTTTGGCAATCGCTTTCCAGTCCACGGTGCTGACGTTAGACTCAACGACAGGGTCGTAAGCACTGCCGTCCCACCGACCAGCTGTCTCCGAGGCATTCGCCTCGTCCTTGATCGCGTCTTTGATCTTCTTAGCGCGGGCCTCGAGGACGGCGATCTCCGCTAGGATGGCACCAAGCTCGTCAATCTGGTTCATTTCGCTGTTCCTTTCTGTTGTCCGGTCAGAGACCTGAAGCGAATCTTAGCACAATGCTTACGGTCTGCAAGCCCTTTTGCAAAAAATATTTTTATTGGGTTTGCTCGCTCGATAGCTTGCCTGCATCAAGGATTTTGTTGGCAGCAGCGAAGATTTTCATGGCTGACTTGTCGCTGATCTTGTTGCCTGCCAGCCAGCCTCTGATGTAGCCACGGCCTCGGTCAGCCCTGGGCAGATCAAGCAAGCTGCACAGGATGTAGGCAACCGCTTCGGCTTCGACTTCCCGGGTGTCCGAGGGGTATGCTCGTCGGTCATCGTGCCTTCCTTTGTGTGACCAAGGACGATGTGCGCGATCTCATGGAAACGGGTTTTGTGGGGGAACGCAGCAACAGGGTTGATTGCGACGCCATCGGCTTGCGCGTAACCCTGACAGTTGCCGTCGATCAGATCATAGTGCTTCTCGCTGATGCCAAGCTTTGCCATTGCCGCGCCAGCATCCCCACTCGGCAGTCTTGACTTCGTTTGCGTAGTCTTTGCCTTCGGTCTGGCTCAGAACGAACCAGTTGTTCTTCATGACGAACATCTGAAAAATGTCGTCGGTTTTGTTGCCGTCGGCGTCTTTCTTGTTGATCGTTACCGGCATGACCAAAGCAATGGCTTTCTGGCCCTTCTGCACTTGCCGACCGAGTTCCGACCAACGCTTGTAGGTGGCAAATCGGGCCGAGTTTCGATCTTGCGCGATCGCACTGCGCCCACGCCAACAGTTGATTGCCGATGCTGTAACCGTGAAAGGCTTTGTACGCACCGGAGATCATTCCGGGTTTGTTGACTGCATCGCTAAGAAGCTTGCTGAAAGTTCCCCTTGTCCATCGCTAGTTCCTTTTCGCTGATCCGGTCGAATCGGTGACCGTGGGCGAACTATAGCACGATGATTCTGGGTGTCAACAACTTTTTTTTTAGGGGTTTTCCCCTAGTAACTTTTTTGCATCATCAAGCAAGTCGAACTCGTCGAACCCGTAGACTTTTGCGAACCCCTTCGTACCAAGCCCATGCAGCCCCTTAGAGCCTCTGTGATGGTCTGGGCATAGGGGCATAGCATCAAGGTGGCTAGAGCGCCTTCCAGCCCCTGTTCCGGCCCTTCTGCGGTGTATCTCAACCGGCCCGGGATCATGCGGCCCATAAATCCGGCGGCAGACCAGACATCCGTAGTTCTGCCAGTCGGGATAGATGTCGCTTCTCTTCTGCGTTCACTGCCGCTGCCGCCAGAGACTATTGCGCTCAACATGGCATTTCTTGCAGACCGACCGGGGGCGCTTGTTGCTGTTCAGAAAAAAGTTGTCATCGGGGAACCGCTGCTTGGCTAGTCTTGCACATCCTTCAGAGGCGACTCAACTTTGGGCCACATTGTCTTTTTCCTTCAGTTTGTCTGAGATTGCTCGATAAAAACTCAAAATCCCGTAGTTTTTTCCACCGCTATACAAATGCTTGTCTGCCAGATGCGTAAACTTCCATGTCAGGAAGCCCGACCCATTCGCGCTTGTTAAGTTTGCAAATGCCGCACATACACTCGATCTGTTCCGGTGCGCCCAGTGCGGCTGGCAATCGTAGTGCTTCCCGAAGCATCTCAATCTCTCGTCGAGCAGCGTGTTCTCGTTCCGTCTTTGGCACTCGTGAGTCCATCAACTGTTCAATGAGTTCACTTGTGCGGTGTTGGCTTGTTTGGCTTCGTTCATGTGGTCTCCTTTTTGAAGTAAAGTGGCCTGTAACGTTAAACCCCTTCTGCCGCTGGATGTCAGTCCCATGATTCGTGCGTAATCCAGTTTCGAATACAGTTGTCTCGATTATCAGGATCAGAAGTCGTACATCCACGCCACCGGCTTCAGGCTCCGGTGCGTCGAGTGCTGCGCGGAGGTGGTAACTGCTACATCAAACAATTTAACACTGCTGTTAGCCTGATAATCCCTCCAACGCCTCCAGCGCCAGCTTCATTGCTTCGCGGCTCATTCCACCCTCTCGTATGTCATTTCAAAAATGTCGGGGCTTCGCACGGGGTAATGCTCTTCCCTTTATGCCCGTGATTACCCGATCGCCCGGAGTCACATAGTGGAATGCCCTCTGAAGTGTGAATTCTGCCGATCACTGGGGTCAGCAGGATGCATGCGCGACAACGGGCTGATCTCCGTCTTCTGAACGACTCGCGTTGCCTCAATGACAACCTGGTTTCTTTCTAAACTTAATCGCTTCGCGGCTCATTTCTCCCTCCTCGCAACCAACGAACCTTCTCTGATTCTCTAGGCCGAGCGCCATCTTGATCAGGTCTTGCCCAAGTGAACTCCACGACATCGCTCGTGTGTATGCCGTACCGAAGTCTCATTTCTTTACCTCGCTCGCCTGCTATCATCGCTGCTGCTGCCAGCGTTACCCATGCCATCCATCCCGGCTTTCTCAACTGCAAGCCGCACACGCTTCACGTTCTGTTTCGACAGCCTTCAGCACCGCCTCGTCGATTAAATCTTTGTAGGCGCTTTCCACGCAGTCCGTAAAAGTTTTTGTAACGTGCGCTTCCCACTGTTTCTTTGTCATGGGCTTATTTGGCATTTTTATTCCTCTTCAACATTTCTATTCCTTTCTCCGTTAACTTAATCATGACAACCGGCTTGCCTTTATGTTTTTTGTATTCGGAAGTTTCAATCAATTTGCGACGCTTCAATGACCAATATGTAATCCAACTCGACGGGCGTTCGTTGAATAGTTTGAATCCCCATCCCTTCTCAAACATCCTCAACATAAACAATTGATGTTCTGTCATAGTTCACCAATCATTTTTTTGGTCGTGAACAAATACGGCATGCTTGCGGATATTTTGCTTTCCAATATCTAGCATAAAACGCAATGTGATCGTTGCTGATTTTGAATTCGCCGCCAGTAGTCATAATCGAAATCTCCCAACGAATTCGATTGATGATTAACCAATGACTGATTTTTTTCTGCCGTTTTGATGGCTTTAAAAGAAAACCTTCAAAGTATTCCCATACTTCCGGGTTTTGTTTGTGCCACTCCACCATGCACGTTTCTTTTCGATGAAGCTCACAATTGGTTATTCCTTCGCTGACACGGAAAAGTTGATTTCAATATTTTGTTGATCGTTACGTCTGCCGTGATGTGCCTTTCTGCCGGTGTATTTCTCAAATAGTTTTTCACCATGTCTGCCAACTGCCCTGCTCTAACATTTTGTGGGATGCAGTGCAAAATTCCTGTTCCTACGTCTGCAACTCCCATTACATAACCAAGAGACACCATTCAATCTACAGAACTGTTTGACTCCAATTCCGACAACAGATCGTTGCCGTCCTTGAATTCTGCGTGTGAGTTCACGGTGAAGGCAAGCAGAATCCACGCGATGCGTTTCATTTTTTGCATTTTTGACCTCAGAGTGTTGCTCGCACTTCGGCTCGAGCGTTCGCTGACTCAGTGCGCCACGCCTCGATCCGGGCCTGCGCTGCTACCAGACCCCACCGAAGCTCTTCTTCCTGCTCTACAGCGGCTTTCAAGCCTTTCGAAGGTCGATATATTCCTGATCGCTGTACGCTTCGCGCTCTTGAGCATTCACCGATGATTCGTATGATCGCTTCATGATGATTGCCTTGAGCGACTTGCGGAACTCCTCAGGATAGATTCGTTCCGCTTTCGCTTTAGCGTACAGCTTGCCGTGTTTGAAAATGTATTCAATCGCGGCATCAGGACTCATCTGAACCACCTCAGCAAGCGTTGCCAGAATGACGGCTTCTCGATAATCAAGCCTTCACGCTTTAATGCTGACCGAGCGTTCACAGATAGTTTCTTTTCTGGGGTTTTAGGTGTTTCATGATTTCTTCGTTTGTCCATCCGGCTCGGATTGCATCCCTGACATTTTTTATGCCTGCCTTCTGAGCCACTCGGCTAGGAGCAAGCTTTCTGCGATTCCGTGATCTTTTTTCGTTTCAGTGGTGCCGTTTTCCATAATTCCCTCGCTTTGTCTAATGATGAGTTTTTGTCTGAAAGTCACGCCCATAAACTTTTTCCAACTCTGCGGGCTGACAATGAACCAAGGAACAAGCATCGTCAGTTCCGTTACCGCTTTCAATTGCGCCAACTGCTCGACCGAACTTATATGTGCTGCTGACGCCTTGTTTTGGCATTGCATGGACATCCTCAATCACGATCCAACAATCTCGTCCGTCCAACGCTTGCCGCAAGTCCTGTTTGAATTTGTGTGCTTCGATCCTCCCTTCGTTGTTTGGAATTGATCCGCTGGCAATGTATTGAGAATGATGGTCAATCATTCCCCACGCCCCAGAAACTGCACCCGGATCAATCCCGACGTAAATCATCGCCAGTCACCTTCTTTGCCTCGATTGCCTTTTGCCCATTGTTCTTTTGCGTCTTTTTCCACTTCCGACCCCGGGTGTAACTGGTTCCACTTTTCAAGCCATCGTTTGATTCCGGCTTGATCCCTTTGACGGTAAACAAGACACCATCGAACGAGACACTGATGCCGGAAGGCGTCTTTTGATTCATCCTCGTTCCATCCCCGCTTCATCCGTAGAATTTCTGCCTTGGCATCTTCTCGCCTGCAAATCAGCACCGTCAGTCGCCAGCAAGTGATCGAGGATGTCCCGCAGCCTGCGGTCTTCCTTCGCGCCTCTGGCGAGCAACTGGACGGCTTGCCGGGAGCCGGGGCGCTTCGCCCAAAACAGGTAGTCGTAGTTCTCGCGCTTGATCGACACTGCGATTTCTTGCGAGATTCCTTGCCGACTTCGCTGATGACTTTCGGGGGAGGCAGGGCTGCTGCACGATGCTCGATGCGGCTAAAGTCTTTGCAGAGGCTGATCCACTCAGACAGAGCCGGGGGGCCATGCGGGAGGGTTCTGCGTCAGCGATTGCAGGGCTTTGCGAATGACTTCAGGATCGGTCGCCCGAAGTTGGGCCTCCCAAGCCTCGGACGCAGCTTTCTGGTCGTCGATAGTGCCGCCAAAAGTTGCCGCGACTTTCTGCGCTCCGAAGAGGGTCGTGAAGTGCCGCACGATCCGACTAAAGTATGCGTTTTGCATCGTCAAACTCCCAAGGGTCTACGTCAACGATCCGGTTGCCATCAGCGTCAGTCCTGCCGAGCAGGAAGTCCATCGCAGCATCTTTGCGCTGCTGCTTGTCGATCCATTCAGCATTGAAGCCCTGCCAGCCACGAGCGCAACAAAGCTCTAGCGCAGCGTTCAACGACATCCCTGCTCTGCTGGCTTCCTTGCGAATCCGTTCGACTGCCACGGTGCTGACAGGTGAACGCTTGGTCTTGCGAAGCCTCGATCCATGCTTGCCAAACGCTTTCGGTAACGTCGTCAGGACGATCCACGCTATTACTTCTACGAGTAGTAGAAGTAATTGGTTTATGGTTAATGGTTAGTGGTTCTTGGTTAGCATTGCCTTCGCTTTGCGTTTGCAATACGTTTGCATTGCGTTCGCTATGCGTTCGCATCGCATCTTGCACCAGCAGATTCCTTTGCTTTCAATGACTTAGATTCGTACTGCGAAATTTCCTCGTCTGCTCTCTTGTTGCGATACAAATTTCCGTCCAAGAAAAAAAATTCTTTGACGACACGCTCGACCGCATCTTTTTCTTGCTTTGAGCGAGCGCCGACAAGCCGCTGAATCGTTGGGATGTCAGCAGGAAATGGCTTCTCATCGGCGTAATACTTCCGCAGACAACGAACGTAAGCAGCATCTTCGATAAACGACAGGTGCGCTGTCGCTTGGGCATAGTCGCCCAGATGAAGCTTAAAAAAATGCACACCAACCTCCATTGGCGCTGGCCTATCCGGTGAGAATTCCGGCAGGTCAACGCCCTTGACGGGCAAAGGAACGGTCAGATAGACCAGCCCAATGAAGGCTGACACACTGACCTGCTATGCGCTTCTCACGGCGCAGGCGAACGATAACACAAGCTCAATCATTGTCAACAACTTTTTTTCTGCCCCTGCCACCGATCTTGCCTGCGGCACTGTTGAACCTTGCCCGACGCCTGCGGTTGTCCAGATCGTCTTCAATCTCGGGATCGGTGTATCCGGTAGGCGCGTAGACAAAGAACCGCTGCAAGACCGGCTCGATGCAGTCCCAATCCAACCCGACTAGCTTGACCAGCAATTGCCTGTCAGCCGGGATCGTCTCAGTCATGTAGTACAGGTCTAGCAATCGACGGTAGGCAAGGTCTTCGGCATCGGCTGAGACCTTCGGTTTTCTGTCGGTATTTCGCAACTTCAAACTTGTAACCATTTCATTTTTTGATGTCCCCAAAGATGTCCGGTCGCATATCCCTGCGCGTCACCTGCCCGTTCGTTGCTTGCTTTATGGCAACCGCGAGTTCAGGAGAGCAATCGCGCTTCCCAGACACCAGCAAATTCATCCACGTTGGGCTTATTCCTAGCGCATTTGCAAGCTTGCGCTGCTCCCCTCGCCTTGATCCTAAGTAATCCTCAGTTGCATAACCCCTCCGACTTGTGTAATGTGATGGTACAGCAGCAGTTCGCTGTGAACAAGACGTTGTAAGTTGCCAACAAACAAAGGAACCACTATGCTTACAGATCAGGACAACCCAAGCGAATACATCCCGGCAGCAGCTACGGATGTCTGGCAAAGGTTTCTGAGAAGGTGGGCCGAGCTTGGGCAAGTCCCGCCGAGCGAAGACCCGAAGGTACTCGAGAACCGCAGGAAAATCTGGGAGTTGAACAATGGAACCGCACGAATTTCAGCAGATGATGGAAGAGCGAATGATGCGCGCGTCATGGAAGCCGTTGAACGCGCGGAGAAGGGAATTGCGGATCACGAAGAGTGGATGATCATCAGGTATGAGTGGGCTGCGCCCCGTTACGTGCGGCACTCCAAACAAATTCAAGGAGCAAGAAATGGTAATCGCACGAGCCACTGAATCAGGCAGTTTCGAACACCGTCCCCGGGGATGCACCTAGCACGTTGCTACAGGGTAATTGACCTCGGAACTCAAGAGTCGGCGTTCCAAGGCGTTGTCAAACACCAACACAAAGCCATGATTCAATGGGAAGTGCATGGCGAAGACGACAGCGGTCAGCCGATCGTAAACGAGCAAAAATGAGCCTCTGAGCATACGGCAAGACCTGCGCCGTGTCATTGGGTGAGAGTTCTCGGCTCTCAGGCGCGATCTGGTGGCTTGGAGGGGCAGGGAGTTTACACCGGAGGAGTTGAAGGGGTTTCACCTGAAAAACATTCTCGGCGCGTGGTGCATGATCTCTGTCGTTCACAACGAGAACGACGGCAAGACTTTACGCAAACATCTCTGCCGTGATGCCGGTTCCGTCAAACATCAAGAAAAGCCGGTTTGCCCGAGGCTCACAACGAAGTCAGGATGTCTCGATTTCTGATCCCGACATGGAACTGTTCTAGGAACTTTCTCCTTTTGTGCAGGAGAAAATCCAGAAAAGCCCGGAATGGAAAGCCCGCCAACCTCAAAGCCGCACCCGCTGGGTTTGAGGACATGAAAGATGATGAAGTCCCATTTTGACCAACAGGGCAAGTGGCGAAAACGGTAAACGCAGGGGACTTGAAATCCCCCGCCTAATGGCTTGCCGGTTCGATTCCGGCCTTGCCCACGAGGAAACAAATGAACGACACTTTTAATCTTGACCAAGCCATCGAACGAGTTCAAACAAAATCAAGCGTACCCCTCGTTTGATTTACGTTTACTTCGTAAAAGGCAAACTTGCCGCAACCACTGCACCGGACGGAAGGTCTCCCGAGTCGGTTAATCGGTGTTTATGACAGCCGCCAGAAAACCGTACATGGATTCGTTTCTCGACGAAGACATTCGGTGGGCAATCAAAAGGATGTAATCATGATCGACTACTCCGAAGGCATTACAGCGTTATCTAAAATGATGCAAGCAATTGGTAATGACGCTGTTTCGCAATCACGGCTGTTTCTGAAGCTCGAATACTTTGTGCAGAAATCAGCACAGAAGCTCGGCTGAAATCAATCAACAGATTGTTATTCAGCACCCGGAAGAAACGGGTCATTCAAAACGCAGTAAGTTGCCAACCCGAATGTATGGAATCAAAATGACAGCGCGTGAAAAAACTCATCAAATACATTGACGAACACAAAGGCCCGATTCGAACATCAAAAACTTGTGAAACATTTCTTGATGGGCAAAACAACGGTACTCGAAACTTTAAAGGTAACTTGAGAATGAAAAACGAATCCGCAGGGAAAGAGTCAAAAGCAAAACGTACTGGCACAAAACACTCACCGGTGACGCAGTGGCCCTTTCCCTGAAAACTCATCGAGACCCAACTCAAACTCGCTAAACGCTGGTCGGGTCGGGATGATGATAGAACGCTGACGCATTGAGGAGTCCCCGTTTTTGATTGCAAAAGACCACGCTCAGGAAAGCGGTCATTGGCACTGGGTGTGCCGATGTATACCGTCGACTTCAAAAACCGGCTCTCAACGTCCCACAACGCTCAGGACGATGAAAGGTCAACCTAGTACCTTCCGTCACCACTACCCAAATATTGCCTCTAAGCCCGGATTGGAGGTCGGAAGGAGCGTCAGATTCTGTTAGCAGCATTGACGCTTCCCAGACAGCCCGACGAAACGGAAGATCGGTACATTGAACGGATCGTGGCTGAGGAACAGGGAAGACGAGCAGCACAACACGGCACCGACATCCATGCCGGGATCGAAGGCTTCTACGAAGGGACGATCACCCGACTGTTTGCCGACGAAGTCGGAGGGTTCAACACGAAGATGGTTGATTATTTCGGTGAATCAACGAATTGGATTGCCGAAAAGCTTTTCGTCATGAATCGGATTCGGAGGAAAGGTCGATTTACATTCGACTGCGGCAAACGGCATCGTTGTAGACATCAAAACAAAGAGTTCGACACCGACAAGGTTGATGCGTTTGATGAACACTTGATGCAGTTGTCGGCTTACCGGTGTTGGTCTGGGTATGCCGAATGCTCGAGGGGCCAACGTATTTGTTTCTTGAACTGTCCCCGGTTGACCGTTGTTTACCGTACGGAGCCAGAGCGATTTAAAATGAGGATTGAACGTTCATGGCACTGGTCAATTTCTGGCAAGCCAAACGGAACACAAATGAAACCTATCTCAGCATTTCAAACGTCAGATATGCGCGTGTTTTTGACGGAAGAGAAGCCAAAAACACGAGATGTTTCTTCAAAACGAAGAAGTGCTATATCAGTTTCTGGATAGCAATGACAATCAATATCACACAGCATCCCGGCAACGAGCGATTGCAAAAGAGATCACTCCGCTGGAATTATGGAACAGAAACGCTGAAAAGCGAAGATCAAATCAAAAAACTGGTGATGGAATGCGAATGACGCAATCCTGAAGGCTGTATCCGGTCTCATTTGGACGTTCTGGAATACACCGAGAAAGCCGGACTCATCAAAGCAAAAGAACACGGACGATGCCTTGAGATCGTCGCAACTGAATATCAAAGTTGCAAAAGTTCTTGAACGTCTGAAAGAAAAAGCCCCCAACAGAGGGGGCTGAACCTGCATTGCACAGGACACGGAGGGAACTACCGGATGCCAATTTCAGCTGGTGGGCATTCGTGCACGTCAACCACTAAATGCCTGCTGATATTCTCCAGCATATTCAGGGTCGGTCTGCATAAGACGTTGATGTTCTCTGTAGCCTCGAGCAATTGGAGGCACTGCCATCATACTAATGCCAGCGGCAGGATCCGACCAATGATGTCCGAAAAGCCCCGGCAGCACTAAGGCCAGACAATCCGCTTTCCAAATAATTAGGTTCCGGCTTCGTGGCTTCTTGATAAGCACGAGTGCCTTCATATCCGGTTTCTGCCAGCGCAGCAGGAGGCCCAAGATACCGCGAAGCAAACCTCAATCCTTTGAGTCCAGTCTCTGCCATCTGCTTAAATTTATCAGACAAAATCTCTAAGCCAGACGGGGGAGGAGGAACGGTAGGAAAATCGGTTTCGTAAGGCAGGGAGTTGCCTCATTGGTTGCCCTGCTTCTTGGACGTATGAACTCTTGGGGTCGATTTGTCGTTGGCCCCGGAGTCGTAGGCCCTCCGTATACAGGTATTTCCGATTCGCCCCGGGCATTAACCGTTGAACTTTCGGAAGCGTCTCTGCTCGAAGATCAATAAGATTTTGTGCACCTGTTCCAGCAGCATTCCTTCCCCATTTCTGCTGCACGAGCAGCTTCAATATCCGTAAGGCCAAAAGCTTTACCCCAATTGAAAGTGCCGCTTCCTCCAGTCTGAGTCGTTGGAATATTTGCTCCCGGCAAAGGGGCAGGCTGTGCGGGCCTGCTGGATGTAATGATTGAAGGCGCAGCAGGAGCAGGAGCAGGTGCGGCAGCAGCAGCAGGAGCGGCAGCAGGAGCAGGGCCAGCACCCCAGCGAAGTGGCTTACCCCTGACGAGATCTTCAAGTCCGTGAACGGCAGGAACCGTCCCTACGCCCGCACCGATCGCGGCGCTGTCCTTCGGCCCCGCCAACCATCGTTCTGAAACATAGACTTGGGAGGGGGCTGCGGAGCTTCCTGTTCGAACTACTGCAGCCTCGTCGACGATCGTCTGAGTCACAGACGGTGGCGGTAGCCTCTGCTTGTTCAGGCGCTTCAGGCTCTTCAGGCTTCGGCGCAGTAACACCAAAAGTCCTTCTTGTATTCCCTTCAAATCTTTCACGATACGAAATCGCAGATTCAGGGATGTTCTCAGAACCAATAGCCCCGATGCCAGCGTTATAACCCCGTAATGCAGCTTGACGAGGATCGCCTTCTGCCTGCATCTAAGGCTTTCTTCAAATAGCGCAATCGGGTGACGATATTGGTATCAGGATTCTTCCAGCTCATCAAGATCAACACCTAAAGCTTTCGCCGTCTCAGGACGAACTTGCATGACGCCAATTTCGCCTGCTTTGCCGACAGGAACATTAGGACGCAACGAGCTTTCTTTATACGCAATAGAAAGCGCAAGCGAAGGAGGAATTGCCTAGACGTTTTGCCTGCGTAACAATTTTGTTCGGCAGTTGCAATCTGCTCTTCGTCTAGTTGGTCAATGAATGTCAAATTCATTCTATTTCTTCCCTGAATTCTCGACTGAAGACGCTCACGTTGTTTTTCAAGAAGGAGTACGTTGACCACCAGCAGGAGCCGGGAGAAGCAGCGGGACGAGACGAACTTCTGGACAATTTTCCTGAGCGCTATCAATGTAGTTGTTCTGCAAGAGTTTTGAATTGTTCAGACCTCTTAAACTGAGCCACACTCATCCCTGATTGTTCAAACAAGTCGTAAGCTTTTCTTGTCAAATTCAGCTTCTGCCGCAAGGCCCGCAGATTTCATCAAAATAACTTTTGCAGGGTCTGCCGTTGCACTTATCCCCATCGAGGCAAACAAATTACGCTCTCGATCAGAAATTGAACCTTCGCCTCGAGAGGCTTTAGCAATCGCAAGTTGAATTCGTCCAGCCGGAATCGGAAACAGTTTATATTTTTCAATTTGTTCAGGGGTCAAACCAAGAGACGTCAAAAATCATCTTCTAGATCATTCGCCGCAGTACTGAATGCTTGAGTACGAACCCCAGCTTCTGCCATTCTGATCGCAGCATCAAGAACGCTTCCACCCGCAACGCCTTCCGAACAATCCAGCCATTTGCGGAGATCACTAGCAATCTCAGAAATTTGTGCAAGAGACGGAAGAATGGATTCACCTGCCTGCGCTGCTGCACTGAAAGGTTTTTCCTTCGTTCAGATTCTCCCCTTGCTAATAAATTTTGGGTTTCAGTTTGTCCAGATGCCGATGCCGCAGATAGCCGCTGACGATCGTCTTCCAGCAACAGAACTTGCGTTCCCATTCATCTGCTTTTGCAGGATCAATTTGACGAAGGTTATCAAGTTGCCGAGCTTCGCTCTTCGTCATGGGAAACCTTCGACCGGCCCTAGTCGATAACGGCACATCAAGCGCACATCAGCTTCAACGCCATTTCATACATATAACCATCAGGCGGTATCGACAATAAAACCACCCTCGACTTTGATGGTTTTACTAACCATCTCATGCCAAGCTTTTTCTGCTTCAGATAAACCCATGCCTTTCGACCGAGCTTCTTGCATAAATGCCATTTGATTCGGCAATGGATTGGAAATAGGAACTTTAATCCCTTCTCCAACACCACCCATACTTCTAACAATTTGCAAGGCATAAGTAGCTCTTAGCTTCTCCTGTAGCCTGTTTCCGGCGCACCTTCCGGTTTGCGGCTTGCGACCGGAAAATACTGCTGCCAAGGCTTGTCTCGTTGTAATTGCTGCTGCAATTCAAATTCATTTGAGCAACTTTTACTCCAGCTTCTGCCGAAGCCTGCTCTTCTTTTGCGGCTTGCTCTTCCGCTTGACGGACATTGCCAGCGACGTTGCCTAAAGATTCTAAAGCTTCCCGTTTTGCCCGGAGTCAAGAATCCTTGCGCCATAGCTAAAAGAGTCGGATCAAACATCCGATCTTTGGCGTCCAAAGACTCCATCATCTTTTCAGGCATCTTGATATGCCTGATTAGCAGCACGAGCTTCTTCGGACTCGCCGCCAATATATGCCAAGGCTGACTTTTCCATAACTTTCAATCCTTGTTTATGTCAATTGGCGACATCAATTTATTAGCCGTAAACATTTTGAAGTTGATCGTTAGACATTGAATTTTCAATCGCGCCATACGAATCGTATGTAGGCTTGACGTTCTTCAGGAGTCCATGCCCACTGAGGAATTGCAGAACTCGTACCAGTTGATCCGGTTGAACCACCACCAACACCAGAAAACAATTTTCCAAGAGCGCCAGTAATCTGCTGCCCGGGCTTCCTGCTTTTTATTGCCCCAAGCGTACTCATTATTCCAAGAATGCTGGAAAGATCAAGACGTTTGATACGATCCGGCTTTCGGGCCTGTAAACGTCTTCGTTTCACCCAGCGGAACATTCTTGCCAGACAAAAGGTTAGAAACAGCCGTGGCAAATCTTCAACGGAGCATCAATCTGAGCCTGCTGATACGCTTGTTGTCTTGCGCCCGCTGATTCAAGAGCGCCAACACCACCAAGTCCGCAATTCTTGCTCGGCTTTAGCCAACTGACCTTGAATCTGAGCCGCTTGGTTCTGTTGGCCCATCTTCCTGAATGCCGGTTTGCAAGGCAGTCTCATAGCCTTTCTGTAAAGCACCCGTTTGCGCCCCAAGAAGATTACTTTGCCAATCAGCAGCAGTTTGACCCAAGGCATTTGCATAACGCTGACTGCCAAGTCCACCCTGCCCGACAAAACCGGCTTTCAACGTCGGCATTAAATTTCGTTGAATGTTCTGCTGCTGCAATCGCGCCATCTCATTGACGACACCACTTGTATAAGGGTTCATCAAGCTCTGGATGCGCTCAGGAGTTAATCCTTGGGCTACCCCTCCAGCCGTTGTTTCAGCGGCTTGTAAGCCCGGAACATAAGAAGTCGCCGCAGCAGGAACAGCGGCATAAGCTTGTTTCTGTAGCGGATCAAGACCGGCAACTAACTCAGCACCAGTTTTCCCCAAAGCCGAAGTGCCAGCCTGAGATAGCCCCGTCAGATAATTAGTGTAATAGTCTGGTAGAGCTTGCTGGGTAGTCGTGGTTTCGGTGATGTTAGGTAGCGGCGCACCTTTGAGTAAAAGCCATGATTATCTCCTGCCCAAATATTCAAGGGGCGATTTCAACGCCGGAGGCGGCAAATCTTTTGGTTTTGATGATCTTGCTCGAGCGCGGATTTCGTGCATCATTTTGTATAGTTTATCCGATCCGGCCTTGGTTGAGCCATTCCCAGCGCAGAAACGACATCAGCAGGAAAGACGAATTCACCATCAGCGAGCATAGCCGGAATATCGTCGGATTGACCATCTCCCGGGCCTGCAACGTGCGCTTCCACGCCGAAAATCTATCCTAGCCTTGCCAGAGTGATGACGACATTTAACCCTCCGGGGCATGACCACCCACTGCCATCAGCGGAGTAATTATTCCACCGGCAGCAAATTGCTGTTCTTCGCCGCCACCAAGGTTAATGTCACTTGGTTGCCCATAAGAGTAGTAATTCATTCCCTGTTCCTCGGCTTTCTCCGGTTGTGCAGGCTGCGTATAACCAGACTGCGACATCTTCAAGAATTGTTCTAGTGGCCCTTCAAACTTAGCAGTCGGTGCAGAACCCACCACAAACCGCTGCATCTTCGTCTCAGGCGTCGGTGCAGCAGCAGCAGCGGCTCCCAAAGCGCCTAATCCGAGCCCCAACGATCCAAGAAGCGACTGACTAGCAGTAGATGCAGCTTGCGCCCGACTTGCAGCATTGGCTTGTTGCTGTGCAGCAGATAGCCCAGAAATAGAACCGCGAATCTCTGCCAGAGCTTGTTTGGTGGCATCAGGTTCAGTTTTTGCCTTCAGCAATCAGCGTATCAACACGGTCATTGAACTGTTTCTGACATCCGTCAGTTCTTTGCTGACGCCACCAATCGCAGTCTCGGTTGCTTCTTGCTGTTGCGCTAGAGCCGTTTCTAGGGCCGTCTGGTAGTCAATGCCCTGTTGCTCTAACTGATTGAGGATTGTTCGTCCTTGCTCGTTTAGACGGGTTTCCAGACCACCTAGACCAGTCGCAATCTTCTGTTCAAGTCCAGACTGAACCCCGCTGATAGCGGTTTGCAGGTCTGCCCTTGTTTTACTCGAGCCTCGACTTCGCTCTTTTGAGCTTGCGTCAGGTTCTGATACTGCTGTTGCGTAGCCGTTGACAGTTCGCCAATCTGACCGGCAAGCGACGTTGAAACCCCGGAAATAGCAGAAGTCAGGTCTTCTCCAAGCTTCCGTCTTGCAGCAACCTCGGCTTTCTCGTGCGTCCGTTAAAGACGCATACTGATTTTGCGTCTTGAGAGTTGCCCAATCTGGCCCGCAAGTTGTTGCTGCGCGGTCTAAATTGTCAGATTGAGCATTAACCGCTTGTTGTAAGGCAGTGTCGGCAATCAACGCCTTGCTGACGCAACGCATCGAAGAATTGCTTGCCTGCTCGGAAAGTTGCGACTCTAGCGCCGTTTGAACGCCAGTAATCTGCTGTTGAGTCTGCTGAGAAACAGCATTCATTGCGCCTTGCAGATCGTTCGTAGATTGAGCTAGTTGCAAAGCCTGCGCTTTCTGCGCTTCCGTCATTTGTTGGAATCGTGCTTGCGTAGCGGCATCAAGCTGAGAAATTTGCGCTTGAGTCTGAGCCTGACTCTGCGTCAACTGTTGTTCTAAACTTTGCTGCGTCTGGCCTATCTGCGCCAGTAACGATTCTTTAGTCGTTCCAACACTGGCAGCAACATCTTCGAGAGCTTTGTTAGTAGCCTGATCTCTGGTAAGACCAGCGGCTTCATTGGCAGCAATCTGACTTTGGAAGGATTGCTGAACAGCGGCAATCTGTTCTGCGGTCTGTTGCTGACCGGCAGTAATTTGCTGTTGAAGTCCTGATTGAACCGCTTGAAGTGCAGCATTAGTTGAAGCGCCCTGTTGAACAAGTTGATCAAACTGAGCTTTTTGAGTCTCACTCAAGCATTGTATTGATCTTGTAGCGTCTTGGTAGCGCCAGCAAGCTGAGAGGAAAAGTCAGAGCGCAAAGCCGATTCCAGTAGTTTGCAGCGTTCCCAACACTTCTCCTGTTTGCTAGCGCCTAGAATCACTAGCAAGCTTTTCTAGTGCAACACACTAAAGCCTCATCTGCCGGAATTGACATTCCACAGCCTGATAAACATAAATATCAGAAAGACGGCTTTCAACGCCAACAAGTTTTCTCTACGCCCCCAGTTGCGTAGAAAAGTCTGCCTTCAGTTGTTGTTCCGTAGAACCCAGTTGTGCCAAGTATTTCTTTGGTGGTCCCAATTTATAACGCCTGTATTGGTAAGCCTTCTGAAGTGCTGCTGTACCCTGTAGACCTTCTGCACGAGCCGCATCAATCGCTTCAGTCAAATCAAGTCCGAGTCTTGGCAACATGGACCGATGCTGATTCGCACCTTCATCTTTGTCTGAAGATCAGTCAATCCTTTGGTGCTGCCTGCGGCAACTTCATCCAGAGCATCTTTGTATCTCCGTAAATAATCCAGTAGAGTTCCTTCGCTGACGAGTGTCTTAATCTGATCTTCGGTAACTCCTGCTGCTTTTAGGTCTTCAATCGCTTTGTTGACAGTCGCAAATTGCGTCGTATTGCCTGCTTGGATGTCAGCAATTGACTTCAGAAGGTTTGACTCAATCCCTGCAATCGACGTTTTGAACGCCCGTAATTTCAGTTTTTAGCCCATGACGTAGCGGTATCAATTGCCGTATTAAGCTGCTCTGGCGTCGCGTAATCGGGTACTTTGCCAGTTCGCCTTCTGACTGCGGTTACGACTTGATCGAGACTCAGGCCCGGATTAGCCTTCATGTAGTCCGACAAAGTTCCGCTTACGTCGTCTTTAGAAAGCCCTTCAGGAAACTTAATGTTGCCAAGTGCTTCTGCAAGTTTTTCATCAGTAACAAGATTGGCTGTCGCGTCACCAACAATCTTGGAAACGTCTGTAGTGGTTATGGCAGGATTTTGCCGCCATCCAATCAGCAACTGCCTTGGATACATCCGGAGCTTGAAGCCCCGCAGATTTTTTTCCATATACGTCTTGATTCTGTCGGCAACATCTCGTCCAGAAATGCCAACAGGAAAATCAATATTTTCAAGCGCAGCATCAATATCTTTTTTGGTTGCAAAGCCTGAAAGCGATTCGGAAAATCTTGGCGCTCGATTTCGCCTCTAACGTCGGTGATTTAGGCAGTTCAGACAACGAAGTGGTCAACAACCCTTCTGACATCTTCTGACGTCAAACTTGGGTTGGTGTCCATGAACTCTTTAATCGACGCTGTTACATCAGCCTTGCTAATGCCCGTTGGGAACTTGATTTCACCAATTGCGCTCTTTGATGTCTCTGCGTTGTGGCGACATCTTGCAATGCACTTGCAAGCGCAGTGTCCACATAAGTATTGGTGGCAAGCCCTCGGGTTCGTTCTTGTGATCTGAGCCGCAACATCCGAAGCGATAGCCCCGGAGTCCGTTCCATGTAAGTCGTGATTCGGGTTTGTAACGTCAGCCTCTGCTCAACCCTGACAGGGAAATCAATGTTGTTGATTTGCGGTCGCAACATATCCTTGCTTTTGTTGCCAAACCAGATATAGAAGTATTGATTCGGCGTCAGTAACGTCGGTTTTGCTTTAGCGGAGGATTCTCAGTCATGTACCGAGAAATCTCTAGCAATACGTACTGTTAAGACCAAAAAAAAAAAAAA